CAATTAGAATGGCAATTGTTAAGATTGTTAGTGATTTTTTAAAAGAGGATGAGCATATAGATGAAGATATCATCGAAGACATACAACTAACTGGCTCTATAGCTAATTATAACTACTCAGAGAAATCTGATCTTGACATCCATATACTATTAGACTTTGCTGATATTAACAAGGATGAAGATTTAGTCAAAAGGGCTTTAGATGGTAAGCGCTTTATTTGGAACATAAAGCATGATATAAATCTCAATGGGCATGAAGTTGAGTTATATTTTCAAGATATTCATGAACCACATACTGCATCTGGTTTATTCAGCATACAAGATAATAAATGGATTAAAAAACCTGTTTATGATAAACCTGAAATAGATCATAGAGACGTTGTACGTAAGTCTGAGGAATATAAAAAAGAAATAAGATCATTGAGTGAGATAATTGCTGAGTTGAGTGATGAGAAAGAACTTGCATTAGTTAACAAAAGAGCTAAGAATCTTAAGAAACGTATTATGAAGATGCGTAGAGATGGTTTATCTAGTAAGGGTGAGTTTTCTGTAGAGAATTTAGCTTTTAAGAATTTAAGAGATTCAGACTATATTGGTAAATTAAATGATATAATCATAAGATCATACGATCATATGTTTAATAAAGAAATATTAGGTGAAAATGACTTGAGTACATGGCTGAAAGAAAGATGGTGCAACCGATGAGTAAGTTTGAGAGATTTTTTATAGAGCGATTATCTAGAGCATCTCTGGGTAGTAAAATAGCTAATACTAATTCTAAACTATCTTTAGGTGGTTCTAGTAAAGATGTAAGATTACAACCGCTTGATGGGTATGATTCTGAGCAGTTCCCACGAGACATTCAAAGCGCTGGCTTAGAGATTATAAAAATCGTTAAACCTTATGAACCTGGTTCTACTTCTAGTCAGCTTGATACATATATTGTTAGAGATACCGACGGCACTGAATACCCGGTTACTTTAGGTAAGGGTAAGGGATTTGGGGTTAGAGATGAATCTATGATACTTGATTCTATTTCTAATCAGATTCAAGATATATTAAGTACCGAAGGTAAAGAGTTCGCTACTATTAAAATTAATAAGAAAAAATATAAAGTTAACGGTATTGAAACTACTATTGGCACTCCTAAGAGTGATTTTCACTTAACACTAAACGGAGACCCAGTAGTATTTATATCTCACAAAAAAGGAACTACCGCTAAGCACTTTCAACAGTATGGTGGAACTTCTTTGAAGTCTGGAGAGTTAATTTATAACCACCCCGAGGTCAAGTCTTTCGTTAAAAAAATCGCTAAGTTATTCCCTAACGGTATACCAGCTGGTGCATCGATTTATAGACCCATTAAAGATAGTAATTTAAAAATGTTATCTATTTACGGACCTGATTACGGTAAACCGTTTGGTTATAATAACGTTACGTTATTGTTACAAGGTAATGTGAAATTAAATAAAGTAGGAAATAATACATACGAGTTTGAAGCGTCGCATATATCATACAACGGAGAAGCACCTGAAGGAGAGTATGACGCGGTTTTGTATGGTAGATATAATCCTTCTAGAGGTGGTAATCACGGTATCAAGGCATTGAGGACATCTATAATGCCTCTTGCTAAGCTTTCTGGTAATACTCAAAAAATTTAATTACCACATACGACAGGACCAATAACGAGCTTTAGTCTTAGGTCCTGGATTATCACAATTGTGTCTAGCCCTGAATGACTTACGTCGTTTGGGGTTGGACTTTTTTATACGCATCGTTTTTTCGCCTCTACGTTTCGCGCTTGTTCCACCGTGCCCGAAGTTTACTTTTCTTACATTTCCAGTCTTAGGGTCTTTTACATAAACTTTAAACTTTTTGACATCACCTCTCATAGGTTTATTCAACTTAACCTTACGTCCTCTATACTCTGCTTCCTCGAAAACATCTTCATCTATAATTTCAAACTTAAGAGTACCGAGATATTCTTCTTCTTGATAAACAGGTACTGTAATATTTTCGTAGAAATCTTTAAAGCTTAGCATATAATTATTTATTATGGAGGATTCATTTTATGACATTTTTGTTTTTGGCTTTAGAGTACAAATTATGCCTAATATGTTTATAATCTATGATGACAATAAATGTATAGAAGATCAAACAATACCTGATAAGATTATAAAATATTGCATAAATGAGGGACTATGTGATGAGAGTGTATCTCATAATACATATGATTTTAAAGTCGAGATAATGCGTAAAAAGTAATAAATAATAATATATGATACTTTTTGAGCAATACTTCAAGCTTTATGAAGACGCAGGCCCTAATAAGCATTTAACTCACTTAGAAGAGCTTGTACTTACTAATAAGAGAGAAGGAGCTCAAAGGGTTATTAATTATCTGAGTTCTCTCTCTGAGATTTTAGATAGTAACACTGACAAGGCAGTGAACGCGACAGTTAAGTATGACGGTGCACCAGCTGTTGTCGTTGGTAGAGATCTTGATGGTAAATTCTTTGTTGGTAGTAAGTCTGTATTCAATACAGACCCGAAGATAAATTACAGTATTAAGGATATAAAAATAAATCATGCAGCCGCTCCCGGATTAATTGATAAGCTAGTACAAACATTTGTACATTTTAAAGATTCTAACTTCAATGGTGTATATCAAGGAGACTTTTTATTTGATAATGAGATAAAAGATACATCTTCTATTGACGGAGAAGAGCATGTTACATTCAAACCTAATACAATTGTATACGCAGTACCTGTAAATAGTAAAGAAGGTCAGGATATTTTAAATTCTAATATAGGAGTTGTGTTTCATACTGAATATGAAATGCAGAAAGATGAAGAAGGTAAGATAAGATTTAGTACGAAAAAATTTGGAGTCGATGTAAGTACTCTAGACCCAGGCCCTAAAGTTTATGTTAAGGATGCATATTTTGAAAATGATTCTGGTTATATAACTTTAACGGATGAGGAAACTGTTTTAGTTAATAGTTTAATATCTAAGTCATCTGAACTAGTAGAAGAAATTAATTTCGATAGTATTGATGATCGTATTTACTTGGGTTTGAATACATATATTAATACAGAAATAAGACAAGGGGAATTTCTTAAAGATATTGACGTATCATTTCAGCAGTTCGTAGAATGGGTTGAAGGTAGACTAGATCGTAAAATTGAGTCCCTCAAGAGTGAGAAAGGTAAAGCTAAAGCAACAGAAGCAAAAGCACAAATGTTGAGTCTAGTAGAGGCTGGTAAACAAGATATTGTAAACATTCTTAAATTACAAATATTAATCAAGCAAGGTAAAGATATATTTATACAAAAGTATAATAATATTATGAAGGGGGTAAGTATGAAGCATTATTTATTTAATGCCGAAGGAGACCTTGTTGTTACAGAGCCTGAGGGTTATGTTGCTATAGACCAAACAGGAAATGCAATCAAGTTTGTTGATAGACTTGAATTTAGCAAAGCTAATTTTGCAATCAGCTCGGATCAGAAGTTTAAAAAATAGTTGTTTCCTAAAACGCCATTGTAAATATTATATATGGCATCTAAGAAACCTAAGAAAAGATATTCCTTATATCGTCAAGGCGTTAGAGACGCTATTGATCACCTAGATATTCTTATCCCTGATGCTTTCGGTAGTGATCCTCGAGCTAGTAGATATGAAATAGAAGAGAAAATTAAGTATATTCAAAATAAACTTAAAGAGTTGATCGTATGAAGTTTATTTTTTGTTTCTATGATTTAAATTACACTCCTGAATTCCTCAAGTCCTGGGTTAACTTATCTACTACTCTCAACAAGAAAGAAATACCATATAATATATCTACCGGGGATAGCTGCAATGCATTTTATGCTAAACAAAAGGCCCTCAAGGGTAGTATACTACAGGGTAGTAATCAAAATCCATTCCAAGGTCAATGTAATTATGAATATATAGTTTTTCTGAGTGGTAGTATTTTATTTAATAACAATAATTTTATTAAATTATATAATAATATATACTCTAATGATTTAAATTTTTTATCTGCTAAGGTAGATAGTAGATATAAATTAACAAATAAAAAACAGAATGACTTTGAGTTAGCTGAATACCTAGAATTTGATATGGTCATAGTAAAGTATGGTGTTATAGAGAAGTTATCATACCCGTGGTTTAGACCTTGGAAATCCCGAAATAAAAAAGAGCAAACATTTACGGATATTGATATCTGTAAACGTATACAAAAAGAAGCTAATGTTAATTTATTAATTGACCCTAGTGTGAGCATAAAACGGAAAGATATTGTTTATGTATAATGTTATGATATGTATGCCAGGGACAAGGTTTAGTAGTAAGACAATAACCTGTGTAAGTAATCTATTAAGACATTTTCACAAACAGGGTATACAATATAAATTTAGTTCTACTTATTCAAGAAACATATATGAAACTAGGAATATGTGTTTGTTAGGAGAACCTTCGAAAGGTAAAGACCAGAAACCATTTGATGAAGGTGAATATACTCATATTTTGTGGATAGATGATGATATAATTTTTAATATTAAAGATATTGAGAGGTTATTTAAAGCGGATAAAGATATGATTTCTGGTCTTTATTTAATGGCCTCGGGGGAGAACTACGCAGTTGTAGAGGATTGGGATGAAGAGTTTTTTGCTCGTAACGGTTACTTTCATTTTCTATCTAAAGAAGATTTAAAAAATAAAGATTCTATTTTTAAAGTCTCTTATGTAGGTTTTGGTTTTCTATTAATTAAAAAAGGAGTATTTGAGCAACTTAAATATCCTTGGTTTGAACCTAGATATATAGAAATACAATCGTGTGAAGATTTTTGTATGGAAGATGTGTCTTTTTGTCTTGACTGTAAGGATAATAATATACCTATATATGTTGACCCTCAGATTAAAGTAATTCACTGTAAGACCGCATACTTAAAATGAATGATCATTGGTCAGAAAATTACTGGGATAATTATATAAGAAAAAAATTTTCTTATAACAGGAGCTCCAGAGATTTGACTATAGTTGAGCTTTCCAAAGTATATGATTACCCTAGAAGTATATTTTGTGGTCATACTGATAATGACTATATAGTAAAGGTATCATATTGGTCAGAAGGAACTGATTTATACCTAGGAGTTGGTTACGGTGAAACATATTATGAAGCAGATGATATAACTACATATCAGTTATTTTTAAAAGATATAGACGATGAGTCAGTAATAGATATATTAAAAAAGGAGTTTAGATGGAATATTATAAATTATTTTAGTTTTTGCGAGTAGTTGTAAATAAATATTTATAATATGGCTACTAATACTGACTTTCGTGTAAAAAATGGTTTATATGTAGGAGAGAATATAAACGCCCTTCGAGGAAGTGTTTCTGCATCAACATATTACGGTAAATTATTTAATATATCTTCTTCTGGTGCATTAGGATCTGGTAGTAATGACCCTCTTAGTGGTCAGAATACTCTTAATTTCGAAGCTGTTTCTGGAGTCAAAATTGCGGTTTCTGATAATAACTTACAATTCAGCCTAAGTTTATCTAATAGTTTTGAGATTGATAGTAATAGTTTAGACTTAACTGATACTGGTATTAGCGCTGGTACTTATGGTTCTCAATCTGCAATTCCTACCTTTATTGTAGATACTCAAGGTAGATTAACATCAGTTACCGAAGTAACTGTTGCTACAGCGCTTAGTACTGAAGCTGGAACTGGTTTAGGTGATGTTGATTTATTATCTGAGCGCCTGAGTATATTCGGTACATCTAACGAGATTACTACTGTAGCGTCTAATAATACTATTACTATAGGTTTACCTAATGACGTCACTATAGGTAATGATTTGACTGTTACAGGGGACTTTACTGTTAATGGTACTACCGTAACCCAGGATGTAACTACTGTACTTATTGAGGATCCAGTTATTAAGCTTGCTAATGGGAACACCTCCGCGGATACTAAGGATATAGGGTTCTACGGGGAATATGCAGACTCCGGTACTAAGTATACTGGTCTTATAAGAGATGTAACATTTTCAGGAGGTAACAAGCCATATGTTTTCTTTGATGGAACTACTACTGATATACTATCTGACAATGATTCTGTCTCCGGAAAACCCACAGTAGCGAACTTTGCTGATGTTTACATGGGTAGGATTGGTGTTAATACTAGTACTTATAATGC